CAATCGCAAACATTTATTATTCCAAATGCAAGCAATGGAACATGGGATAGACGATACCGGGTTTGGATTATTGCAAACATTAACCAGCTCCGATGCAACAATGAGCAAAAAGACTTTACGCAGCAAGGAAAGCGGGAATTATCAATACAGCAACGGGGACAAATCACGCCCGATAACATTGACTTTGACTGGAAAACTAAAGAGTATTCCGACGCTGACAGCAGAAGATCCGACAATAAGCCATTATATTCTTGCTGCATTCTTTAATCGCAATCGTACAACCGTGTATAATGGGATAGCGGCATGTGGCAATAAGTTTGATTTCAAACTACAAAAACACATCCGTAATTTAGAATCATTAAATCAAGTAAAAATTGTGTAAATGAAAAAAGTACCAGGAAGAAATGGCGGCACGCTTATGGCCGTTGAGAAAGGCGATAAAAAAATCCCTAATTGTGGACATCCAGGCGGCCACAATTTTAAGACCATTGCCAGGAGGTATCTAAATGGACTGACCGAAACCATTAATCCGATTACCGGCGAAAAGTTGACAGGGATGGAAACGTTATTTTTTCAGCTTTTAAAAATAATCAGCACTTCAGACAGCGATAACGCCAAAATTTCAGCAATAAAGGAAATACTTGAGAGGGTTGAAGGAAAGGTTACGCAACCAATCGATGTAGAGGGCGATGTGTTTTCAAAAAAAATAGAAGTCGGAATTGTTCATGTCGAATTACCGCTCCTTCATTCAGAGCAGGAAATTATTGATGAATCAAAAAACATACCAAATGAAAATTGATCCCGATCCATGTAGGCACGTATGGGAAAAGGACTTTAAAACACAAACGGAAAAGTGCCTCCGCTGTGGTGCAAGAAAAATGATCACACTAAAACACAAACACAAATATGCTTTTCCAAACAGGCCCGCTTTACGAAACCACAAGGGCAAGCCGTAAGAAGTATATCATTCATCAGGGCGGTACTTCTTCCGGAAAAACATATGCCATACTTCAGGTTTTGTTTACCAATGCGGTTGAAACACCCGGGCTGGTAATTACTGTTGTTGGGCAAGACATCCCCAATCTGAAACTCGGAGCCATGCGGATGGCGCAGCAGATATATGCAGAATCCAAAGAACTAAAACAGTTCACCAGGGGTGATTTTAACCTATCGGATAGAAAATATACCTTCAAAAATGGTTCCATTCTTGAATTTACGGCATTTGACGACGAACAAGATGCAAAGAGCGGGAAAAGAGACTTGTTGTTTATCAATGAAGCAAATGGCATACCCTATTCAGTAGCCTGGCAACTCATGATTAGGACGCTTTCAAACAAGATAAGCTCACAGATATACATTGACTACAACCCAACGACTTCATTTTGGGTTCATCGTAAATTGATAGGGAGAAAGGACGCTGAATATATCATATCAGACCATCGCCACAATCCATTCCTTTCACAGGATCAACACAAAGAGATTGAAGGCATTGACGATAAGGATTTGTGGTGGGTATATGCCAGGGGTCGAACAGGGGACATAAAAGGAATAATTTACCCGACCTGGAAAGAATGCAATGCCATGCCGGAAGCCTTTGATGATGAAATATGGGCTATTGACTACGGTTATACGGTTGATCCCACCGCCATAGTGAAGATGCGGCTGATAAGACCCAGGTCGGTTTATATAAAAGAGATTGCCTATACGCCCGGGCTGTCTGAGTACGCCATAAATGAGGCGATGACAGACAGTGGATTTGAGCCAGGGATGTCATTCTATTCTGAACACGATCCGGACAAGGTGGCTCAGCTACGATCTCTGGGGATTCCGGTGTGGATGGCTGAAAAAGGCCCGGGGTCAATTAAAAATGGGATAATGAAGGTTAAGCAATTCGAGGTTTACTACACTTCTGATTCCAATAATATCCGAGAGGAAAGGGCCGGGTACAAGTGGCAGGAAATACTGAGTTACGACGGCTCTGGTACTTCAATTGTTAATATTCCTGACCCCAAGTATCGAAAAAAGCATTTGCTCGATGCTGTGAGATACGGTATTTATTCGCATTTTTTCAGGTCATAATTTGAATATATCAAACTTTGTTGATAAAAAACCAAACGAAATAGGTTAAAATCAAAGTTTTTGATATATATTTGCATTCCATAATCTTAATTGGATTATGGCGATTCGTTTCAGATCACCCCTCGAATTTAAAAAAACACCAGATCAGCTTGTTAAAGAACTATTCAAGCTGGATTTACAATTAAAACAAGCAGGGATATTCCCTCAAGCCTTCGGATTAACAGACGGAGTTCTTTGGCAGCAACTATCTGGTAAACTTGGAATTGCTATTCATCCCAAAATATATGAAACCCAGACAGTAATCGGACAGGCCGCCGCCTATTCTTACTGCCCGATCGTCACATCCATTGTAACCAAGAGGGGTGATAACATTCGGAACGGTCGCTGGTGTATTGAGGATAATGACGGAAACGAAATCGAAAAAGGCGATAACCCACTGTTTAAGCTTTTAAAAAAACCAAATCCAATACAAACATGGGGGCAATTTCTTACCCAGGCATACGCATTCCGTGATATCTTTGGCGTGTGCTACATGCTTCCGCTTGTCCCAGAGGGATTTGGAAAGAACTCAATTAAGGCAATATACGTTGTACCGAATTGGTCGGTTACGCCTGAATTTACAGGAAAGACATTTTTTCAAAGCGAACTTTCCGGAATTGTTTCGGGCTATAAAATCGATGGGGGAATAGGCCGACTAATTGAACCGGAAGAAATGATATGCTGGAATGACAACTGTATCAATGCCAGCCTGAACAGTTCCGGGCTCAACCAAAGCCGCTTATTCCCCCTGTCCGACCAAATCAGCAACTTCAACGCCGCCTATGGTGGAAGGAGAAATTTGATTGAAAAAGGCGGGGCCTTGGGGATGTGGGTAAACGACAATGCAAAGGATGCCGGTGGAAGAAACCCGATCACCCCAACGGAAAAGGAAAAAATAATACAAGACTTTCAGGAAACCTATGGGGTTGAGCGTGGTAAAAGCCCATTCTCAATGACAACTGCATCTATACGGTTTGAGAAGGCCGGGTATCCGACCAAGGAATTGATGCTGTTTGAAGAGATAAAGGATTGCGCCCAGGTAATTGCAGCGGCCTATAATCTTTCTCCATTTGATTTACCATGGGCCGACCAAACCACTTACACGAACAAGGACAAGACAGATAGGGCGCTTTATCAGAATGTTACCATTCCAGATGCCGAAAGCATAGCAGACCTATTGTCTGAACACTTCCAGCTTAATGGGAATCTTAGGGTTTACTTCGATCACATTGATTGTCTCCAGCGGTCGAAAAAGGATGAAGCAGATGCGATAAATGTTTTCGTGACCGCCGCATCAAAACTATGGAATGATGGGGCGATAACCAAGGATGAATACAGGGCCTTATTATTTGAATTCATGCCACAGGGGGCCACGTTTGATCCGGAAAACCCATTGGGGGATGAATACTTCACGGGCTCCGTGTTGCAAAAGTTTGAATTAACACCAGCAAAAATCTAAGAAATGGCAAGCGTTAAAACAGGGACAATGAATTACAAGTCCTTCATTGCAAAAGTAAAAGACGTTTCAAATACCGGCATAGTAACTTTTTATGCCGCGGTTTTTGGGAACATCGACAGATATAATGAAGTATGCGATAAGGGATGTTTTTCGAAAACAATAAAGGAAAACTTTTCCGAAATCATGCATTACAAAAATCACTGGTCTGAGTATATGCCGGGTGTTATACAGGAGTTGAAGGAAGATAATTACGGGCTTCTGGTCACATCAAAACTTATTCTTGAAACTGTTTGCGGTGCCGAAACCTATGCACAATATAAGGCAATGGCCGAATCGGGAAAATCAATGCCTCACTCAATCGGATATATCCCGGTCAAGCAGGAGCAAGAGGATCCAACAAGCCCAGTTTCGCCAATACACCTAAAAGAAGTTTACCTGGGAGAGGTTTCGACCCTGACGCGTCGGCCAGCCAATCCGCTGGCAACAACGGTTGATGTGAAATCATTTGAATTATTGGAGTTTGACGAACTTTTAAAGGAGCAAAAATATTATGAACTGCTTTTAAATTCAAAGTTTTCCGATCAAACCACCGAACAACTTGAAAAATTAAAGTCGAAGATACAGGCACTCATTACGGAAAGGAGCCGGGAAACCACTCATAAATCCATTGAGCCGCTTTTCGGATTAACATTTTTACAAACAAAAAACGAAAATTAAACATGAAAAAGTTATTTATCATTCTTTTCGCATTTGCCCTATTAACAGCCACATCCGTTAAAGGACAGGATGTTATGATACGGCAGATTGCATTTGGAACCAAAACAGCCGACAGCTTAAGCGGTGGAGCGCCCGCAGGCGGTACGTCGAAGTATTTTTATTTCAACACCTTCGGAACGGTGGCTTCTGGGTTAGTGAAAGCTACGCAAATGATCACCAATTATTCTATCTATTCCATCCAGGTACAGATTGGATTGCCAACGAAAGCAGCCGATATGGTGGATAGCTGCCAGATTACATTTGAAATCAGTTATGATAATACAAACTGGTACAAATGGTCAAATGCCGGGGCTACAACCGTAGCAACTCAAACCCAATATGAACAAGGCGGGCCAAAGGTAAATGGATCGGGCGTATATACCTATCTGGTTTCAGCACGCGATATGGTTACAACCGCAGCCACAGCAGGGGGAGTATGCTTTATGCCCAAGGGATGTTATGCCCCCTATTCAAGGGTGAAAATTACATCATTTAAAGCCTCGGCATCTGCATACCCGAAGATTTATTACACCTTAAAGAAGATCAATTAATTCAATTTACACACATCAAAATATCATTGAAAATGAAAAAATTACTGAAAAACAAATATGCAACAGCAGCCCTGGCAGTACTGGCTATCGTTGCAACC